CTAGCGCAAAGTGTGATTGGCTAGCTGGCCACTTTGAAATTAGTGGCTATGAAATGATGAAAGGTATTAAGAACGAACACGGACTTAATCCAGAACTATTTAATAGATTTGAAACAGTATTATCTGGCCATTTCCACACAAAATCTTCTCGAGAAAATATTAAGTATTTAGGCTCGCAGATGGAATTTTTTTGGAACGACGCTCATGATAAAAAGTATTTTCACGTTCTAGATACTGAAACAAGAGAAATAGATTCTATACACAATCCTCACACGTTATTTCATAAGATAATATATGACGACCGTAAAACAGATTACGGAGAATATGATACAAAAATATTAGAGAATAAATTTGTAAAAATAGTTGTAATAAACAAAAATGACCTGTTTACATTTGATCGTTTTGTTGATAGAATTAATAACAGAAACATTCATGAATTAAAAATACAGGAGAATTTTTCTGAGTTCTTAGGGCAAAATGTAGAGGATGAGAACATCTCTATGGACGATACTAGTACCCTACTGGACTCTTATGTCGATAATGTAGAAACTGAATTGGATAAAGATCGCATTAAAAAAGAAATGCATGATCTTATGATTGAGGCACAAACCTTAGAAATAGTATGATTATATTTGAAAACCTAAAATGGAAGAATTTCCTATCAACCGGAAATTCCTATAGCAGTATTAACTTTACTAACCACAAATCTAATTTAATTGTCGGAGATAATGGGTCAGGTAAATCTACGATGCTCGATGCATTGTCATTTGCCCTGTTTGGCAAAGCGCACAGAAATATTAGTAAACCACAATTAGTTAATACAATTAACAATAAAGATTGCATAGTAACTATTGAGTTTAATGTTTCAGGTTCGGCATATAAGGTTGTGCGTGGCATCAAACCTAATAAGTTTGAAATATGGAAAGACGGCACGATGATTAATCAGTCATCGCATGCCAAAGAGTACCAGAAGATCCTCGAACAGAACATCATTAAGTTGAACCACAAGTCGTTCCACCAAATTGTTGTGCTTGGATCTTCCTCCTTCATTCCTTTCATGCAGCTCCCTGCACAGCATAGGCGTGATGTTATCGAGGATCTTCTGGACATTAATGTCTTTTCTAAAATGAATCAGATACTAAAAGAGAAAAATAGTATTCTTAAAGATGATCTTAAAAGTGTAGACTATGATGCAGATCTAAATAAAGAAAAGATTGATCTTCAGAATAAATATATTAAAGAAGTGGAGGCTTTGTCGGTTGAGCAAATCAATAGTAAAGAAGCAGACATCAGCAATGCACAAGAAGAAATTGATTCCTTTCAACGTGAAAATGTTTCATTATCAGCTGAGATCGAAGAAAGGTCCGATGGACTCCAAGAAGGCCTCAAAGAAAACCACGATAAAAGGCAAAGCCTATTACACTACCAAGCCGAGTTCAATCAAAAAATCAAAACACTGGTCAAAGAAACAAAGTTTTACGAAGAGAATGATACATGCCCCACATGTACCCAAGATATTAGTCCGGACGTCAGAGACACAAAGCTGGAAGCCGCTAAAGAAAAAGCTAGCAAACTTAGCAGTGCCGTACGTGATGTCAGTGACAGAGCGGCTGTTGTGGAGTCAACTATTGAAAGGCTCACGAATACCGCAGGCGAAATTAGAGACAAAACCTCTATTATTACTTCTAACAATAAAACAATTGGTCGGTTACAAGAACAGATTGCATCTATCAATAGTTCGATCAAACAGATACGGGGATCTGGAGGAGATCTAAGTAAATCACGCGATGAGCTTGAAACTCTTAGAAAATTAAAGGATGATTTATTTGAAAAAAGATTGTACATTAATGAAAGTTTAAGTTATAATACTGTTATACTGGAGATGCTAAAAGATACAGGCATCAAAACAAAAATCATAAAGCAATATCTACCTGTTATAAATAACCTCGTAAATAAGTACTTACAGGTGCTTGACTTCTTCGTTTCTTTCTATTTAGACGAAGCCTTTTCCGAGACAATTAAATCACGCCATAGAGATAACTTCTCTTATGATTCCTTTTCTGAAGGTGAAAAACAGCGTATTGACCTAGCGCTTCTTTTCACGTGGCGACAGATTGCTAAGATGAAAAACAGCGTGTCAACTAATCTGTTGATGCTTGATGAGACTTTTGATTCATCACTAGATTATGAAGGAGTAGACAATCTAATGAAAATTATACAGACACTTGGTGATGATACCAATGTCTTTGTGATATCACATAAGGGTGAAATGCTAGACGGAAGATTTGATAATAAGATCGAAGTCTATAAAGAAAAGAATTTCAGTAAAATTAAAGGTAATTAATTATGGAAATAAGTGCAAATACTGTCAGTGTTCTCAAGAACTTTGCTGGTATCAATAGTAATATTGTTATTAAGCCTGGGAATACTTTACTTACAGTATCAGAAGCTAAGAATGTTCTGGCCCAAGCGGATCTGACTGAAACTTTTGATGCTGTTGTAGGAATTTATGATTTACAAGAGTTCCTAAATGTGTTAGGATTGGTTGATAAGCCTAATGTTAATTTTGAAGATACGCATATGGTTATCAAGAGCCAGAGCGGCCGTGAGAACATTAAGTATTTTTATTCTGATACAGAGATGCTTACGACACCAAGTAAACCTATAACTATGCCAGAAGCTGATGTTTGGTTTACCTTAGATGAAGGTACATTAAATTCATTAAAGCGTGGCTCAAGCGTATTAGGTAATAGCCAAGTTGCAGTAGAAGCTTCTAGCGGGGCTATTAAACTGTCGATCTTTGATCCAGAGAATACTACTGCTAACGAATATTCAATTGAAGTAGATGGAGGATATACTAGCGAACAATTTAAATTTATTTTAAATATTTCAAGCCTAAAGATGGTAACTGACTCATATGATGTCAAGATATCATCTAAACTCATTTCAGAATTTAAAAGTCAAAACAGCAACGTAACCTACTGGGTTGCACTTGAAAAGACATCAACCTACGGAGAATAAAATGTCAAAAGAAGATGAAGTAAAATTAGCTCATGAGTCACATAATCCTGTATACGATCTAGCAAATCGTATTTCTAGATCTACCATTGCCGTAGTAGATACTATGGTACAACGTGGAGCTATTAAAGGTGAGGAGCTATCTACTCTTGGCCAATTGCGTGATCAGTGTACACAAATGGTCAGTATGTGCGAAACGCATCAACAAGATCAGGCCGCTGAATCTGAATAAAAAGGTATTATTATATTATGAACAAAGATAATTTTCTTTGGGTTGAAAAATATCGTCCAACAAAAATCTCTGAAACTATACTACCATCTTCATTAAAAAAGACGTTTCAGAGTATCGTAGAGACCGGTGAGCTGCCTAATATGCTGTTCACCGGCTCTGCCGGTTTAGGTAAAACTACTATAGCAAAAGCCCTATGCAATGAGCTAGGGCTTGACTACATTATAATTAACGGTTCAGAAGAAGGTAATATCGATACGCTCAGGGGAAAAATTAAACAGTTTGCATCAACAGTTTCATTATCCGGTGGATATAAAGTATGCATACTTGATGAGGCTGATTATCTCAATCCTCAATCTACTCAACCAGCGCTTCGTGGATTTATCGAAGAGTTCTCAAATAATTGCCGATTTATTCTTACCTGTAACTTTAAGAATAGAATCATTGAGCCTCTACACTCTCGTTGTGGCGTGTATGAATTTAATACAAGTAAAAAAGATATGGCTCAGCTTTGCGGTGACTTTATGGATCGGCTTGCTGATATTCTCTATAAAGAAGGCGTGTCATTTACTAGTAAGGGCCTAGCCGGCTTAATTATGAAACACGCTCCAGATTGGCGCCGAGTGATTAATGAATGCCAAAGAAGCTCTATTGCGGGTTCATCTATTGATGAAAGTAGTTCAAGTATAGATAGTTTCAGTGATTTAAGTAAATATCTAAAGGCTAAGGACTTTAAGAAGATGAGGTCTTGGGTCGTTAACCACATGGATATAGATACCTCCTCTATTTTTAGAGGTCTTTATGATAATATGCATGAAACCGTGCAGCCTCAAAGTATACCCCAGCTTGTTCTTATACTTGCTGACTATCAGTATAAAGATGCATTTGTGGCTGATCATGAACTGAACGTGGTGGCATGCCTAACCGAGATTATGGCACAAGTGAATTTTCAATGAATCCGTTTGAATATTTAAATAGTATTAATTCTACAAAAAAAGACATAATGGAGGACGACATAGATGAGCGAGGATACAATTCTTATCTTATTAATCGTAGTCTTTCTTATTTTAATGACACTGTTGGTCTTGCTAATGTGGTAAATCAATACCACCAAATAGATAAAAAACTTCAATATCACTTTCTTATAAATACAATTCGTAAGCGGAAACGTTTTTCGAAATGGATAAAACCTGAAACTGAACGTGATATTGAAGTGGTAAAAGAATACTATGGCTATAGCAACGAAAAAGCTAAACAAATCCTGCCCCTTCTATCACCTGAACAAATAACTATAATAAAAAAGAAGGTGAACAAAGGTGGAAGAAAATAATTTAGTAGAGTGGTCTCCAACGCAGATGTTTGAGATTCACTTAAATGAGCCAGATGATTTTCTTAAAGTAAGAGAAACATTAACTCGCATTGGTGTAGCTTCTCGTAAAGATAAGAAACTATTTCAGTCATGCCATATTCTACATAAACAAGGTAGATATTTTATAGTACATTTTAAAGAGTTATTTTTACTGGATGGTAAAAAGGCTAACTTAGAATTGTCTGACATTCAACGTAGAAATACGATCGCGCAACTTTTAAGTGACTGGGGCTTAATACAATTTGAGATAAATCAAGAACTTGATTGCGCTCCGATAAGACTCATTAAAATTATACCATTTAAAGAAAAAAATGAATGGGAACTTTGCCCTAAATACAACATAGGAAATAAGTAATGAAAGCACTTCCTACTCACGGCATGCCATTTGAAATGTATCAGCAAATTCAAGCAGCTAAATATGGTCATCCCAGCGTATATCCAAATAGTGAACATATTAAGCCTCCACAAGAAAAAGAACGTATTCGTGTGGTGGAAGCAGCTACTCGTACTGAGATTAAACTTAATCAAGTTAAAGAGGTCGAAGAGCGCGCAAAAGAAGTGCAAGCGCTAAGAGAGCAGGCTGCTATACGATATAATAGAGATGGTGATAGTATTAGTCCAGGAGAGACTCAGGGGCAATTTATTGACATAGAAGTGTAAAAAAATGAATAACGGCTATGTACATTTGTAATAGCTAACACTATATAAATAACTACGGATGCCAGTTAACTGGGTCCATTTAAAATCTTGCTTGATCAAAAGGAGATAACAATGACAGGCTTAACAACACTATTTCCCCGTTCATCTTTTGTAGGTTTCGACCATCTGTTTAACGAGTTAGAATACACGGCTAAACATTCAAACGATCACTATCCGCCCCATAATATTATTAAAACATCTGAGTCGGATTATCTGATTGAATTAGCTGTGGCCGGTTTTAGTCAAGATGAACTAACTGTTGAAGTTAAGGATCGTACCTTGACTGTGACAGGTGAGCATGTTTCAAAAGGTAGAAACTTTATTCATCGTGGTATTTCTACGAAGAAGTTTAAAAGAACCTTCCGGCTGTCTGAGCACGTAAATGTGCACGGAGCAGATATTCAAGATGGTATACTTGCAATCGAACTGAAGTACGTCATCCCTGAAGAAATGCGTCCTCGTAAAATTTCAATTGGAAAAAACGAGGGTCAAAATGACACAACATATACTAACAGCGCACAGCTTCTCAACGAGAGTAGTTGAGCAACTTATTGACGCAATCCGTAGCTATAGGCAGCATCGTCTAGAAGTTCGGGCTATTAAAGAAACAGAACATCAATTAGGCAAATTATCAGATTATGATTTAGCAGATATTGGTCTTACACGCGGCGACATTTATACGGTTGCACGGGCTAATGAGACCATCAATAATGTCAAAGCTAATAATAATCTAAGAGGATGGGTCTAATGACAGCTTTAGTAGCAAACTATGTCTTCTCACCCTTGTCGGGTTTGTGGTCTTCATTCGATCGGTTTACGCAGACGATTGGATACTCCAGAGCGGCAGCGGAGCTCGCAAGAATGGGGCTTCACGAGGAGTCTCGGAAGTGCATGATGGAAATACAAAAATTACATGATAATTAGTAATCCATATAAATAAGCACAGAGGGCGGGAGATCGCCCTCTTAGTCACACACAACACACAAATAGGAGATGTAAATGATTTTTACATACAAACAATTTATGGACCATAATAAAACTTTCTATGAAGAAATGGTCGACTTAAAAGTAGCCGGTTGGGATACTTTTAGCAAAGCAGCAAATGCTTATACTTTCAACTTTTATAAAGATCAACTTAAAGCTATGGATGAAGCCGTTCATAAGCTTGCAACTGATATGAAAGGATATGTTAATGACTAATAAAAACCCATTCGAAATAAGAGCAGATATGCTTAAGCTTGCAAAAGATTATATGGATCAACAGTACAGTATGAATGTACAGCTCATGAACGACATGTATGAGCAAGGCAAAAAGAACTATGAAGAAGTACAAGATGCCTATAAAATGTATTCTATGGACGATTTAATGAATAAAGCAAAAGAAATGTATAGCTTTGTTTCGGAGAAAAAATAATGAGAGCGTTTATTTTTAGTTGCTGGAATGTGGTAATGGATCACAATCTTAATCCATTAAGTAATATTCCTGATTTAAACACTCGGCATATGATAATGCAAGTGTTGGCTTGGATGTGGTGTATTGTATTTGGTTTCATAGCGGGTAGTATGTGGGCAGGTCTTTATAGTATGATCGCTCATTCATTATTACTCGGCGCAGTTGCTATTACGGTTGCTACATTTGAACTGGCTAAGCGTAAGCCATATGGATTTTATAGCGGAAGAGGACCGGGCGGCGAACATGAATAATGAAATGCAAGACTTGAAATTTACTACAGCAGGGGATTGGTTGAAAATGGGTGATGAGGGGCCGTTTAAATCAGCATTTGATGCAGACACTACAGATGTTATTCGACGAGAAATTGTAACATATCGTGTAAAAGACGGTGTAATGGTAAAAGAAGAAGCTTTTAGGGATTATTATGAAAATGGAGATTACCACGATTCTCAAACTACTATAGTGTTAGCGGAGCGTTAATATGAGTGAGCACACTGAATATTGTACAACTAAAGACCTTGGAAAAGCATTTGCGGTTATTGTATTTATGATTGCAGTTGTTCCCGTCCTGCTACTAATGGCAATGGTAGGTCTTGAAGATTATGGAAGGTACTGCAACCTTAATATCCTTCCTTGTTTTGGGCTTAACTAATGTTTATAATAAGAAAAAAAGATGGTGAAATTATTGCTATTGCTAGTAGAGAAGAAGATGCTATTGGTATGGCCGATGCAGCTAGAGTTGATAAAACTGACTATATAGTGCAAGAATCCACTGATAGCGTTGAGCTACGTGAAATTTATAGATCATATTACAGAACGAGATCTTAATGACCGATGAAGAAGTAAGAGCTGCCGCGCAGAAAGAAGCAGAAAAAACGTTTGAGCAATTTATTGTGTGGTCTAAGAGAGTCACATTGTGGTCAATCATCTTTCTACTTGTGGTGGTTGTAGGTTGTAACTCTGGTGTTCATAAAGGCCAGTCATATCCCGGTTACAATGGAGAGCAATATAATCCAACGATATAAACGATTTAAACAATGGTATGCCCAACTTAGATCAGAAGGCTGGGACATGTGGGACAGCTTTCGATGGGCATTACATAATTCAGGCACTCATACGCCTGACGGAAAAAATATTTAAAAAGGGGGGTGTACAACTCCCCTTTTTTGTGTTAGAATGGTGCTGTTGATAGGAGAACACATGGCTTTTTATACATCCGTAAACCGATACGGTAATTCAATACTATACCGCGGCTATTCTGACAATGGAAGTAGCATAGCCCAGAAATATAAATTTGAACCTTCTTTATACATTGAATCGAAAGACCCTTCGAAGTACCGTTCCTTATTTGGTAAACAGCTTAAGCCAATTAAGCTCGCATCGATGAGGGACGCCAAAGAATTTGTTGAGAAATACGATGGTATTGAAAGCTTTACGGTCCATGGCACCACAAACTATATCCATCAGTTTATTACTGAAAAGTTTCCTAATGATGTAAAATTTGACATTAATCATGTGAATGTAGTTAACTTTGATATTGAGGTTGCATCTGATAACGGATTCCCTACTCCTGAAGAAGCAGCATATCCTATTATCTCTATTGCACTAAAGTCTAGTAAGTCCTCGGTCTATCAAGTATGGGGTCTAGATGAGTATGATCCTTCTAAGATATCAATTGATCTTGGCGGCGATCTAGTTCAATATCATCACTGTAAATCAGAAGAAGAACTGCTCGGTAAATTTTTAGGATACTGGACTAAAAATTATCCTGACGTTATAACAGGTTGGAATATCCGTTTCTTTGATATTCCTTATCTTGTGAATCGTATAGCTATGCTAGGTACTGAGTCTGCTATGAAGCGTCTGTCACCATGGAATCTTATAAACGAACGTAAAGTTAGATCTATGCAGCGCGATCTGTTGGCTTTTGAACTAGTAGGAATACAGCAGGCTGATTACTTGGAGCTGTTCAAGAAGTTCGGATATTCATATGGTAATCAAGAATCATATAAACTTGATCATATTGCCTATACTGTATTAGGTGAAAAGAAGCTGTCTTACGAAGAACATGGTAATCTTTATACACTATACAAAGAAGACCACCAAAAGTTTATTGACTATAATATTAAAGATGTACAGCTTGTCAACAATATCGATAAAAAGATGGGGCTTATATCGCTAGCGCTGACTATGGCGTATCGTGGTGGCGTAAATGTGAGTGATACATTTGGCACTACAAATATATGGGAATCGATTATATATCGTAGACTATTAGGTAATAATATCATATCACCGATAACTCAAATACAAAAAGTTCCATATGCCATATACGGCGCAACGGAAACCTCAAAGAGCAACCCAGGCTCAGAGGCTAGACAAACCGGCAAGGCGCATGCAATAGCCGGCGGTTTTGTTAAAAATCCTCAAGTAGGCGCGCACGACTGGGTTGTATCTTTTGATCTTAATTCACTATATCCAAATATCATTGTGCAACAGAATATTTCACCTGAAACCCTATGCCGCGATCATAATATTCGTTTCCCTCAGGGCGTCGATTACTATCTTTCACAACATGATAGATCTAAGCCTGTAGACACACACTATGCTGTGTGCGCCTCTGGTGTACCCTTTGAGCGGTCCAAGCAAGGTATTATTCCAGAATTGATTGTCGACTACTATGCTGAAAGAAGTACTATTAAAAAACAAATGCTTGCTGCTCAATCGGAATATGAGAAGACAAAAGATAAATCACTAGAGTCTAAAATTAACCAGCTTGAAAACAACCAGATGGCAATTAAGATTCTACTCAACTCTTTGTATGGCGCACTGGCTAATAAGTACTTTAAGTATTTTGATAACGCACTAGCAGAGTCTGTCACACTCACGGGTCAGACTGTTATTAAGTGGGCCGAGCAGTGTATGAATAAGGCTATGAACGATATTACTAAAGCAAACAAAGATTACATTGTTGCTATTGATACTGATTCAATCTATGTGAATATGGGTCCATTGGTTAAACAGTTCGCCCCTAAAGATCCTGTCAAGTTTCTTGATAAAATATGCTCAGAGCATTTTGAAAAATCAATGGCAAAATCGTATGATGAATTCTTCTCTGTCATGAACGGATATATGCCTCGGATGGAAATGGCCCGCGAGGTTATTGCTGATCGAGGTATATGGACCGCTAAGAAAAGATATATCTTAAATGTGCATAATTCAGAAGGTGTACAATTCGCAGAGCCCAAGCTAAAGATGATGGGTATTGAAGCCATTAAGTCCTCGACGCCTGAAGTTGTTCGTGACAAGTTTAAACAGATCTTTAAAGTTATTATTAATAGTACCGAGAAAGATACGCAAAAGTTTATAGCCGACTTTAAGCATGAGTTTAATAATTTGCCGGCAGAAAGCATTGCCTTTCCACGTGGTGTAACAAGTGTAAATAAGTGGAAAGATCGCAAGACTATTTATGGTAAAGGCACACCCATCCACGTACGTGGGTCTCTCTTGTATAATCATCTAATAAACCAAAACAATCTTGGTAGAAAATATGAAACTATCAAGAACGGTGAGAAAGTAAAATTCCTTTATCTTAAGATACCGAATCCTATCAAAGAGAATGTTATTTCATTTCCTGGCATATTACCTAAAGAAATAGGTTTACAAACATATGTAGACTATGGTATAATGTTTGAGAAGACCTTTATTGAACCGCTGCAGCCTATACTTGATGCCGTCAATTGGAAACCAGAACCTGTAGCCACATTAGAAGATTTTATGTAATGTATTCACTTACTGTTTTTAAGAGCAGATATGATAATAAAACTCATAGGCGCATGGACTTTGAGTCTTGGGACAAGTTTGAAAAATTCATATATAAACTGTCGGAAAGAAAACTTGAAGGGAAATTAGATGCTGAACTTATATCACCGGCTACTTATTTTGATGGGACTACTCGGGCAAACAAAAATGTGGCTTATTGGGGAGCTTGGGCTGCTGTTGATGTTGATGATTACTTACCTAAAGGCGGGCTAGAAGATGATCTTAGAAACCGCTTTGGCCATTCAAAATATATTGTTTATTCTACTGCCAGCAGCACTCATAATTTACCTAAGTTCAGAATTGTTTTTCCGCTTACGTCAACGGTTGAAGCTGATAGAATCAAGCACTTCTGGTTCGCCCTCAATACCGAGATTGATTCGCTTGGAGATAAACAAACTAAAGATTTATCTCGTATGTATTATGTTCCTGCAGATTACAGTAATGCTTATAACTTTGTATTTTCTAATAATAGTGGTAAGGTAATTAATCCCGATGAGCTAATGGCCAAATGGGAATATAGCGAAAAACAGAATAGTAAGAACTTTCTTGACAGGCTGCCCGACGCATGGCGTGAACAGATAATCGATTACCGCAAATCTAAACTTGATAATACTGATTATGTTTGGTCTAGTTACGCAGATTGCCCATTTGTAAATAAAAAATTATTACAAGAATATATGAGTATTGCTAATATTGATGGAACTGGTAGATATCGCATGATCTATAGAATGATGATATCTATTGCCGGTAATGCTATTGAAAAAAAATATCCTATTACTGCAGTGCAAATCGTAGATCTTATTAAACAAATCGATAAAGATACAGCTAATATATATGAAAACCGGCCGTTAGAAACCGAAGCTAATAATGCACTAGAATACGCATATAAAAATGGAGTTATGCTATGATGCCAGATGAGATGGAAGCTGAGAAAAATAGAAAGATCATTATCGCTCAAGCTAATAAAATAGATTTACTTGAAAATAATGTACATCAATTACAAGATGAAGTACAGAATGCATATAAAAGAATTGCACAATTAATGGAGATAGAGTATGAAAGCCGGTAAAATATGGGGCACGACAGAACTGATTGAAGCCAATGGTGCTTTAGAGTTTCATCGTATTGAAATGGAAGAAGGTGGAGTTTGCTCAAAACATTTGCATCGTTATAAATGGAATGGCTTCTATGTTGAATCTGGTAAAATGCTTATCCGCACATGGCAGCGTGACTATGATTTATGTGATGTCACTGTTCTAGATGAAGGAGAGTATCATAAAGTAAAACCTGGTCTCTATCATCAATTTGAATGTCTTAAAGAAGGCATAGCTTATGAATTATATTGGGCCGAGTTTAATCATAACGATATTGAACGTGAAACTGTAGGATATCATATGGATGATGACTTTGATGACGATAGTTCAAACCCATGAAAATAGGATTTACTGCTTCGACGTTTGATCTGCTACATGCAGGTCATATATCAATGTTACGAGAAGCTAAAACAGTTTGTGATTATCTGATATGCGGTTTGCAAGTAGATCCGAGTGTAGATCGGTCAAATAAGAATTCACCGGTTCAATCTTTAGTAGAAAGATGGACTCAGCTTCAAGGCGTAAAATATGTAGATGAAATAATTCCATATCAAACGGAGCAAGATCTAGAAGACATTCTGCAGATGTTTCATTTCGACGTAAGAATTTTAGGTGAAGAATATAAAAGAGATACGTTTACAGGCAGATCTATTTGTTCTGCCAGAAACATTGAATTGTATTATAATAAAAGAGATCATAGATTTTCGTCATCGGAATTAAGAACTCGTCTATCAAATATAGGATAAAAGAATGAAAATTACTATTGTAGGCCATGGTTTTGTCGGTAAGGCCGTAGAATATGGTTTTAAAACTCCGGGTGTAAGAATACAATTAGTAGATCCTAAATACAATGTAAGTCTTAAAGATATTAAATTACAAGAAAATATAGCATTTGTATGTGTGCCAACGCCAATGGGAAAAAACGGAGTTATTGATTCTAGTATCTTAGTAGACACCGTCAAACAACTTAAAAAACGAATGTCAGGTATTATTGTCATTAAGTCGACTGTTACTCCTGATATTATAAAAAGTCTTATAAAAGGATCAGGCGGAAATAGAATCATATATAACCCTGAGTTTCTTACAGAAAAAAATGCTGTTGACGACTTCATCAATCCAGGTATGCATATTTTTGGTGGTGAAAACGGTATTATTGATGACTTAGAATTCTACTATAAAGAGCATAGTCTTTGCCGGCCTTGTCCGGTTCATCGCATGTCAGCAGTAGATGCCAGCTATGTCAAGTATGGGATCAATTCTTTCTTAGCTATGAAAGTGTTATTCTTTAATCAGTTTTACGATGTGATAGAAAATAACAAGGGTTCTTATAATAAAATAGTAAACGCTATTATATCCGACCCACGTATTGGACAATCTCATACTGCGGTGCCAGGTCTTGACAATAAACGTGGATATGGTGGAGCATGCTTTCCAAAAGATACAAGTGCATTATTTAATCACGATAAAGGGTTTACATTGCTTGGAGAATGTGTTAGAATTAATAATGAATACAGAGCTATGTATGAATTAGACGAAAGAGAAAGAGAACAAAATGTCGATTATGGACAAACTGAAGAAAAACAGTAAAATCAAAACGGCTGAAGTCCTAGCAGACTCTAAGTTTTTTACAGAGAAAGATATGACTCCGACCGATGTGCCTATGGTTAATGTGGCATTGTCGGGATCAGTTGACGGCGGGCTAGCGCCCGGGCTTACGGTTCTAGCCGGACCGTCTAAACACTTTAAGACTTCTTTTGCATTGTTGATGGCGGGCGCCTATCTCAAGAAACATGCAGA